TTTTAACTCTGTCGTCTTTTCTATCCTCCTTTAGTACCTCTAGCTTCTCTTTGAAGTTTTTGTCATCTTCTTTAAAGCCAAGTGTAGCCTGAGCTTTAATCATCTCGATCTCCTTTCTGAACTGATGTCTAACCTCTTCAAGCTGAGACTCAAGCTGTGTCTTTAACTGCATTTGCTGAGCTTCAAGCTGTGCTTGCATTTGCATCTCCTGCATCTTAGCCTGAGAAGCTGCTTGAGCGGCTGCCTGCGCTTGTTGAGCTTGCATTTGAGAGTTCTGAGCAGCAATTTCTTGCTGCTTTGCCATGCGCTTCTTCCTACGAACAACAAGCAGGCGTTCAGCCTGATTGATATCCTTTACGCCTCTTATAGCTATGGCGTCCTCGATATCAATCTCTTTTTGCTGTAAAGACATCTGGATATTTTGCTCCAAATAAGCTTTGTCTTGATCTTCCATTTCCTTGACAACATGTACGCCGAAGTTGTACATAGGGAGCTCTTTAAATGAAGAGAGAACAGACATGTTTTCTTTACCTATCGCGTTTTCGTAAATCTTGAAAAGAACAGATTCAGAAGGAAGTATCTGAATGCACTTAACTATGTCCTCACAAACCTTTTTAAAGAGAACCATAGAAGCATTTGTAATGTCGTATATAGCATTATTTCCAGCCGCGATAGCGTTTTGCTGAACACCTACGAGCGTATCCCCTTTAGGGGTAGAGGCGTCCATCATCTCGTTGATTCCAGTCGCGTCGCGAATCATTCGGAGATAATGATTATACAAGCCGATAAGCTCGTTGATATTTCTAATGCTATTTCCTATCTCGCGAACAGGAGGGTTTTGAAATCCGCCTTCTGGGTTTTTACTTCTGTAGTAAAAAACACCTGTTTGTTCGTATATATCATGGAGCTCTAAAGGTTGTAGCTCTCCACCTTTTCCAAGCTGTACATTTTCAAGACCTTCAATATCGATGATCAGTCCGTCAGGTTTAGCTTTTGCTATAGCCTGCTGTATCTTAAGATGCGTAATCTGCAACATATCTGCAAAGCCAGTGCAGCTGTCTACCATAGACTTAGGCATCATGTTGCGAATGTTAGTAGCAACAGCAGAATAAGAAAGTCTAGCCTTTGATATATCGTGTATATTCTTAGGTACGTTCTTGGTCATACCGTAATTATATATCACATCACACCCCCCTAGGATGTAGCTTCCTCCGTAGACCGTAGTTACTTCCATCTTTCGAGGCTTTCTATCGAATACGCTACCCTGCTTTTCTTCGTATTCAAAGCCTTTGAGGAAGAAGTTTACATTCCCGAACCTGTTCTCTTTTTCTTCGAAGTATATGCAATCAACAGACAAGAATTCAAAATCGAGTACGTCAACCATATATTCGTCGTACCCATACTCTTGACGCATCATTCTGTTATTGTAGGAATGACGGTTAAAAGCTTGGGGGTCGTTACCGTTTCTATCTTTGACAGACTTAGCTATTTTTTCAAAATCCTCTTCTTCTAGTTCGTGACCAGCAAGCCTCTTAAGTTCCTGAATCGAGATGGTTTTGACATGACCAGCGTACATCATGTCGTTAAAACCTGGGTCTTCCGTGTAGCTGTGAATAAACCTAGACGGGTCTATGTATTCTGTCTTGATACCTTCGTTAGGGTCGTTTGACCTTTTGACTACAGACATACCGAGAGAAACCAAATCGCTTACGCATCTTCTAAAGATGTTGTCGTTGAAGTTATTCCATGATAGTGTTAAGCTAGTGCCTAACTGAGCGGCGATCTCTGCATCGGTTTTTACGTTTGTACCCAAGAGGATTTCAGCCTCCTCTAAAGAATCGGGCAATTTATCTGGGTCGTCCCCAATCACCATGCCCGTACTTTCCTTGAGCTGTTGCAGCTGCTTTTTTGCTTCTACCTGAATCTCTACTCGTCTCTTCTTATTATTCTTTTCGGAAGAGGAGATAGGGTCTATAGCTTCAAGGTTTGGATATGGGCTCCGAGATAAAATCTTGTTTACTACGACCCGAACAAATTTAGGCAGAACAGGAACTGGAGTATAGTCCAGATTCATCAAGCTTCCGTCGCCATCATTAGGATTGAGCGATCTAAGAAGCTTTTTGTAAAGATTGGTGTCTTGGGTGCCGTTAGCGTAATCTCTACTTCTGTCGAAAACAACATTGCGCTTCCCGTATAAAGAAGTAGCGCTGTTTATCTTACCCCATTGAGATTCTATAGCTTTGGCGTACTGAATTCCATAAGCCTTGTTTTTCTTAACTTCTGAGTTTGCTAACGGATCAGGAAAAGAGCCTTTACGCTTGTTGTTATTATAATCCATGTTTTTCAGGGCACTCTACGCATATTCTGCAAATATAGCAAATCCGCGTTAGACCTTATATCTCCTAAAAAACACCTTCTCTTCAAAATTAGCTAATGGCTTTTGTTTTTCTTTTTGAGCTGCTAATAAAGCCAATCCAGAACTAATAGTAAGGTCAAACTTAGTTCGCTTGTCTATCTTAAATCCGATCCAATCTTCCAGCGTTCTGTTAAAATACATGGCTCCCGTTTCCCCCGTTTCATAGTTAATACCCACATAATCATGTATGTAGGCTTCAATTGCCTGGGCGTGTGACTGTATTACGTCCTGAGAATTAGAGGGGATACCTTTTGTTTTTACGTTAACAGTAGATGAGCTACCTCTTAAATGCTTTGGGCGGTCCATCAAGTACCCGTCGTAACCTCTTGATTCAAAGTATCTTGCAATACCGTATTTGTTATTTTCTATGAGTAGAGGATAACCGTAAAAAAAGGCGCACATAAGAACGTCTTCATAAAATATGCTAGCCAAATCTGGCCTAGAAGCGTATTCTACCACAAACATATTTGAAGGACGGTTTAGGCTGAACTTATTGTACATGTGAAGAGCTCCTTTTGACCCTCTTCCGTCCACTGTAGCGTCCAAATCGTAAGAGTCAACGCCGCCGCAACCATAATTTACAAAAGGGGGTACTTTTTTCCCTCTTTCTTCTTTTAATACATTTCTTTCGCTTGGTTCTGGCATCCACGCTACACGAAACCTACCGTTTGGAGTAGGGGAAAACACAACTTCTTTGTCTTTTTTTTTCCAAGTGAAGTTGCCTACCACCACAGGATTAGGATATAGTTCCTCGTTGTGCTCAATCTGCTGGTAAATTTTACCGATATTGAACAAGCTCCCTTCGATACTGTCTCTAAACGCTTCGTCTTCAGTAAAAGGAAACTGGCGAGTGACCTCATTTAACTCTGAAGGGTTGTCTTTGAATGACTTGCGTTCGTTTTTCAAATAGGTTTTGCTACCGATATCAATAATCTCACCGTCGATACCGATTATGCCACCATGTATGTGTACGCTTTCGGATTCTGGGTCCTCTACTACTGCATTACCGTACTGATCGAAGAAACCCTCTAAAGCTTCGTATGCGGGGATGAAGATGCGGTAAAGCCCAGAACGTGTACGTCCGTTATTATTGCGTTCATTGGGGTCAGAGTCATACCACAGTCCCTTATATTCTTCTCCGCCTTTATCCATGGGATTCACTGTACTTCCAACCAGCGCTTTCCCCACTACCTTCTTGCCTACGATAAGACAAGTACGCTCGATGCGCCACGCCTCGCGTATATCAGTAGGTTTCTCCCACTTCCCCGCCTCATCGAGGTACAGCATATGCAGCTTCTCACCGTCATATGCGTTATTCGTGGTGTTCTTCCAGTTAATTACACTGTTGAGGGCATCGCCGCGCTGGGAAGTCTTGTTGTTCTTGGTAATGCGTTTTGATGGCTCACGAAACGCCAGCTCCATACGCGGGTTGGTAGTACCGTCCTGAATAGGCTTGAAGAAAAATGGGTAGCCTCTAAAAATAGAGACTACTTTCTTCATGAAAATATTCTCTTGCGCGTCCTTACCAGTCTTCGACTGAATGCCGAGAAGCTTCTCTTTAACTTGACTAGCCTCGTCAACAAGGACAGCAGAGCATACATTAGTGTAGCCAGAACGACGACACTTAGTATAAAGCTGACCGAAACAACGAGGATCAACTTCGCACGTAGCCATGTGGAGAAAGATTTCTCTCTGGAAAGCAAGGTATGATGGATATCCGATATCAATTTTAGACCATTGTAAAAACATATAGTGTCGCCCTGTAATATACGTAGGGACCCCATTATTGTAAAACCATACACCGTCGCGCCTACGCTGAAACTCTTGTTCGATGTAAGAATGAAACTTCTTGCGAAACTCGGCAGGTTTTTCGAGCCACTCATCCATACTCCGTATCCTACGCAGCTCCTCTGGCATAGGTATCCTCTGCCACAATTGCATTGCCTTTGATAGGTCATGGAAGAGAATCTGCGATCGGGGTGGTTTTTTTGGAAGTACCACGAGTAGCCCGTGGAGCTCAATAACTTCTCCTTCTGTACCGTTAGGGTCGATCTTAATCCCTTTAGTTTCATATCCGTCTATGTCAATCAATACAGACATTAGTAGCTTTGACCATGAGGATTCATGCGCCCTAAATTGGCGACCCCTGTTTTTGGGTTAGTAAGCTGCATCTGCTCACCGCATTCGCATTGACCTTCCACATAGTAGGTCTCCCCGTCTTTTACTTTCATAGTAAGTGATCGCTCAAAGCGTTCCTTACCACATTCTGGACAATGTAAGTCTGGCATTACTAAGAGTTTAGAATAAATTGCATTGACAATAGCGCCCCGACGGTGTAGCCTGCGGAGCTAGACAAAGCTAAATAAAATCTCCCTCTCCATGTTTTCTCATCGGCTACATACCCAGCAAACGGGAGAGCGATGAATGGACCCATAAACGCCCAGAACATAGTACTCGCCATGTCTTTATCAGCTACAGAGCTGATATACATAGTGCTGCCTATTTCTAAAGCTAGAGCTGAAAGAAAGATAATTGGATATTTTTTATTTTTTTTCATTTGATTTAATTTGTACACCCGACAGGATTCGAACCTGTGACCGTCTGCTTAGAAGGCAGATGCTCTATCCAGCTGAGCTACGGGTGCATGTGCTCCCTCTAGGACTTGAACCTAGGACCTACCGATTATGAGTCGGGCGCTCTAACCTTCTGAGCTAAGAGAGCAATTCCATACATAAACATTCCAACAATCATTAAAATGTTTGGTTCGATCGGGATTGGTTCGTGTTCTTCGCACCACCACGGTGGGTTAGGCGTGTTACATGGGTTAAAATGTGAGGTGCCATCCACACCACTACTCCACTCATGAGTCCATTCATCGCTGTAATAATCTATAGTCGAAGGGTAGTTAGTTAGAGTTCCGTCCTGCTGGGGCATCGTAGATAATGTTGAAGTCTTCCTTTAAATAACCAGCCGTATCTGACTGATTATCAAAATTATAATCGTCCCAGTAGATAAGTCCGCTAGCTTTACTTTGAGAAGCGCTCTGCAAAGCCTCCTGAGTAATCTTTGTCTTGTTCGATTTCTCCATTTGTCTGTAACTCTTTAACCATTTGTTCTAATCTCTGGCGCTCTACCAGAAGTTCTTTGCAGTCAATAGCTGTTTGCTTGATAGATTGTAGTTCAGCTTTGCGAGCAGAACCACCAGCTTCAGGATCGACAGGCTTCTTTATCTCTTCGATCATATTGTTAATAGCTACCTCCATGCTTTGCATGAGTCTTTCGGCGGCGCTTATGGTGGTAAACTTACGCTTCGACATACAGTAGATCATCTACACGGGTTCGGTAGTATTCGTTCCCGTCTATTTTTATTCTATAGTCTCTATTTTCCTTAAACCCTACTACATCTCCGACTTTTAATCCTATTTCTTCCAGCCAAGGAGCTTCAAACGCGACTCTCCCTTTAGTGACAGAGTTTTTGTTAAGTTTGACAACTTCGATAATACCAGATTGCTCCTCTTCTGGTTCTTCCACTGGCTCAAGGAGCGACCACCCGCCGAGAGGATGTACCTCCCCAGTCTTTGAAGACTTGTAACCAATAGCTTGATTACCAACGGTGTAATCAGGATTATATTGAACAATATAATGATTGTCTTCACCAGTAAGAGGCTGGCCGCGATCAATAACAACGTGATGATGGAAGTAAAGCGTATCCCCCACTTCGACTCCATGATCGTATTTAAACGGGACCGCAACGACGGGCCCTTCTGTAACTCTGTTTTCGAATTCGTCATATTTAGTGCTTATGTAAAGTTCTAAGCCGCTATCGGTCACTATTGTGTCGTTAAGCGTTTTTTCAAGCTCAACAACAAACAGGTCGAAAGTTCTCATTAATTAAAAGTTTAAGTCAAATTCAATTACGCACGACATTTCATCTATCGCCTTCCACAAAGATAATCCATCTTCATTTTCGATGTATATTAAATACCGCTGTTTTCCGTATTTGTGGAGTTGTCTTTCGTCTTCGACTATAGCTGACACTTCTCCAGTACCTGCTCGCATACCGACATAATAAGCCATGCCGTTTTTAGGGTCTTTTCCGACCACAATTTTTCTAATAAGTCCTTCCATTAATTCAGAGATATAC